GGCAGAAAGCCGCACTCGCGATACGTCATCTGCGCAAAAAGATTTCTGCCTTCACGTCGCGATCGACATTCACCCATATTTTCAAGAGTATTCACCAGCTTTACCCGACTGCCCCAACCTGCCCCCTCGGCTAGATCAACCTGCGAGAATTACGCCCGCTTACGTCCGCCCTTTTTTTCAACAAGATCCTTTTTCCCCAAAAGCGGCAGAAACTCAACCTCCGGATTTTCAGTAGAAACCTTTAACGGGCAATCAAATCGCCTCCTTAGATCCAGTTTAAGCGCCTGCACAATCGTATTCGTTTTGGGGTATTCATTACAAACCACAAGCGCCCCCACGCACCCCTCCGACACGCTCTCCCGGCGCAAGTAATCAACCGTCGCAATAATTTGCTCGACCGCGTGCTTCACATTCTTACCTTTTAACTCGACAATTAAATCACCAACCTCAATCTTCGAAATTAAATAATCTGCCGCCGTAGCATTTTTTATCACACACCCATCAAAACGGACAACCAAATATTTTTCCCTATTTAGGTTCAGGATAATAGCCTTCGCCCTCTTCTCGCTCACCTTTATTTTTGATGCGCTCGTAATTTCGACGCACCCTTCCTCTTTAATCACCATCACTCGCCCTCAATTTCAAGCAATGCGTCGAACTCTTCCGCTATTTTTCCGGATATGCTGTCAAGATATTCAGCATTCACCAATCCCGCGCGACTCTTTATATCTTTAACCACACCCTCCTTAATCGCATACGCATTAACCATCGACGATCGAAGCAATGATTTTGCAGGCAAGATAGCAGCAACCGCCTCAACATTACTCGTCGACCGCCTTGCAATATCACCACCAAACATTAAATTATTCAGCTTCGAAAGAACATAAGGGCTATGCGTAGTCAATATCAAATCCGTATTTAAACTCTTCTCCTGCACCAAAGCGCCAAGCAACTCAACCAACTCGCTCTGAGCTTCGGGAAACAAATGCGCCTCAGGTTCTTCGATGTAAACCAAGCGACCTCTACGCGACATCGTCGCGGATAGCGAGTTTAACGTAACGAAAAGTGGAAGCAATTCCTGCTGCCCCGAGGAAAGCGCTGAAAACGGAATGCGCCGCCCATCCGGAGAAGTAACGTAATCCCCCTCATCACTCGTAATGAGCTTTCCGCCGAGAAGTTTTTCGAAACTCGTTCCAAGCAATTCTTCTCTCAAACCACCGAGCCTTCGACTATACGTGCCTTTATATCGATCAAGGTACAGCGTATAGAGACGAGCAAAACGCACTGTCAGCGGATCGAGCAAGCGAGATTGTTCAAATGCCGCAATAGCACGCCCCATATTGGTAAAAAACGCGCGCCCCGCCGGAATGAACGTTTGAGCGGCCACGAAATCAGATCCTTGCTCACGGGTGAACCCCCGAACCATTATTGATCGGAATTCGAGAACCGCATCGACATCTTCACCAGACTCTGGGTCCGTCACGCGCTTAGAAAGCTTCTTATACGCATCAAACTGAACTTTATAGAATGCCTCCAACGCCGACGATGTTGAAACGCGGATGTTATCGGAAAGATTATCGTTGTATGTAATGCGCGTCAGCTTAAATTCGTGCGACCCAGATTGAAACCATATCACAAACTTCCTGTCACCCCATGCTGAAACAGGAAATTGCTCAACAAACTTCGCCTTCAACAGCGCTTTGAAGCCATCAAAATCCTTCCCCGACTCAATAGCAATGCGCTGAAGATTGGTTAAGTCAAAAAAGAAAAAGAAAAGCTTCGAAATTACACTTTTACCAGACGCCTGCGGCCCAATAAGCACCGTCAGTCGATTTAACTCAATTTCAGCCTCACTGATACAAGAGAAATTCCAAATTTTAAGCTTTCTCATAATTAATCTTCCACACTATTTCTTGCAGCATTTACGGAAACGCTCGCCTTCCCATACCATCCGTTACTCCTGCCTACAGATTCCCTCTGCCATTGTAACGTCGCGCGCCTGTTGTCAGACAGTTTACGGCCATTCGACCAGCACCCTCAGAGCGGTAGCAGCTTCTGCACCGCGGCACGCCCGTGATCGGGCGACAAGTGCGCGTAGCGCTCCGTCACCGTAATGGAAGAGTGTCCCAACAAATCCTTCACCACGTACAGCGACACGCCTTCCATGACGAGCCATGAGGCAAATGTATGGCGCAGATCGTGTATCCGGAAATTTTCGATCCCAGCACGAGCACACGCAGCGACGAATCCTTTTTGCAAGGTGCCGATTCGCCGTCCCGAGCCGGAAGCAAACACCCAGTCCGAACCAGCACAGTGTTGTGCTACCCAATCGCGCTGATCCCTCAGTGCCGATAGCGCACCGCTGTTCAGCGGAACCAACCGGCGCCTACCGTTTTTTGTGTGCTCGGACTCAAGCCGAAGGTGCGAGCGCTCGAAATCGACCCGACGCCACTCAAGCGCGAGCAGCTCATTTTTTCGGCACCCAGTACTTAGCGCGAGACGCACGAAGTTTCGAAGATGCGGCCGCCGCGCGGTCATCCCAGCCGCCCGAATCAGCGACGACGCTTCGCTTTGTGATATCCAGCGGACGCGCGGCTCACCACCATCAAGACCAAGGCTTTGCACCGGGTTCGGCAACTCCGGATAGTCGTGCTCAATCCGCACGAAATTGATAGCCGCCGACAACAACTTGAGCTCACGCTTGACCGTGGATTCGCAGACACCATCTCCAAGACGAGCCGTCACGTACCGCCTAACGTCCCCTCTCTTCAATTCGCGCAGATCGCGTCCGCTGAAGTACGGCCACAATCGCTTCAGCGAGTACTGATCTCGCTGTCCGCTGCGGTGCTTCTTCTCCGACATGTAAATTCCGATAATTTCCTCAAAGACCATTCAAAATGCCTCTGCGCCATTGATCCCGTGAATATCGGTTAAGCACTTTCTACTCTTTAACGCAATATCCGAATCCGCCTAGATACGACGGTTTACGCATTTAGCTTTCACGTGTCGATAGCCAGAATGCACCTAATTCCTGCCGCCAGAACGCCTGACAGCGATCGAGCGTCGCGCCGGCCTGCAACGCCGCCTTGAACGCGAGTTTCAACGCTTCAGCCGGATCGTTCGACGTGATGTGATCGATCGGCATGACTTCCGGAACCACGACGCCGCGGCTGGTCCAATAGCGCTTTTCGTTCATCGCGTGCTCCGCGAAATCCTTCGTGATGTACTTCGCCAGGTAGGCCGCAAGCTTGTGCCGCAGCCCCTTTTCCTTGAACGGGTTCCGCACGTTGATCTGGCCATTCCCGACGCCGACGATGCTTTGCCAGATCGAGCGCAGCACACGGTAATTCTGGCGCCCGCGCACCGCAACGTGAAGGTGCCATGCACCGCGCTTTTGCCTCTCCGCGACGGCGACGTATTGGAAGTCGTACAGGCCGCCAAGCCGTCGACGCAGCTTGTCGAAGTCCCGTTTCAGGCGGGCCTTGTCGGTCATGTTCTCCCGGTAAGTGAGCGTAATCATGCGATCGGCCCCGATCGCCTTGCAGCGCAGGCGCACCTGCTGCTTTGCGCGTTTCGCTGCGTCCATCAGATTCGATTCGCTGTTCTCCGACTCGCCGCGCTTCGCCTTGGGCTTCGCATTCAACGACAGCGCGCCCATGTAGCGATCAAACCGCGTCGCGGTCACTTCGACCTGACCGTCACCGAAATTCCGGCCACGGATCACCCACTCTCTACGGAACGGCGAGAAGTCGCCTATACTTGCGTCGTGCATTGCAACTTGTCCTTGTAATGCGCTGTTGCACCAAGCCCTGACCGTTGCCGCGTTCAGGGCTTTTCTTTTTTCTGAACTACCTCGCTGTCCTTGCTCGGCCTCGCTCTACGCCAGCGTCCGCGTCCCGTATCCGTTAAGTGTCCCTGATACAAGTTTAGGGGCCGCGCTGCGCGCGGCCCGCCCGGCGCGCTCTGCTGCGCTGGGCGAGCCGCACGCAGCTAAATCCCCGCTCCCTTGCTTCCGAACCGCCCTCGCCTCCGCTCCACGCCCCGGCAACGCACGCGCCGCGGCGAGCTTGCAAAGAGATGGGCGAACCTGCCGCACTGCCTCCGTTCACCGACGTCGCGAGCACCCGCTACTCGGTCCGGCGGGCCGCGCTGAGCCGCGCGACAACGGCCCGAACTCCGCAGCGACGCCGCCGCTCTACCTCGCTTCGATCACAGCCGGACACTCCCGACGCTGGACGCCGCCGCCGTGCCACACTGACTTACAATCTCGATCACTAAAACAACCGAGAGACCAAACAATGAGCATCTACGATCGCGACTGGTATCGCGAGGAATACAAGAAGAAAGAGCACCTGTTAGAGCAGGGCCATACGCCACAGAACACGACCGCCGCAAGCGCTTCACCAGTTCCGCCGCGCACCAAGGTTCCGCCCACTACACACTCGCTTACGCGGATCAAAATCACGGCAATAGCTGTGGGCGCCGGCGTCCTTTCGTACCTTGTCGTATCGGTCATCCTCGATTACCTCTGAGCGTCGAGCCCGATCAAATCCTCTGCACCTGTAGCACCAACAAGACCTCCGTTCGCTGCCTCGAGCTGGAACGACCATCGAAAAAGCTCGGCAGCCACGAATACCCACTGCGTGCCGTCGCGTCGCGATCCTGGATCAGCCCGCCGAGCACCACCAGTTCGCCATCCTTCAAACGCGTGACCGTTTGTAACTGACGCGTGTTTTTCGTCGGCGACGTGTCGACGCCGGTTTTCGTCGCGACGAAATCGGAAATCTCCTCACGCACCTTCAGCTCGATCACATCGCGCATGACGGTCGGTTCCACGTCGAAAATCAAGCCGGCATCCTGATACGTGATCGACTGAACTGGCGTGCCGCTCGACCCTTGATAGCTGACGCTCGATTGCGTCGGCACCTGTTGCCCAACATTCAGCCGCACGCGTTCGCCCGAGACGATCCGCACGTGCGGCGAACTGACGACCTTGAATCGCGAATCGGCGTTCAGCGCGGATATCGCCGCGTCAACGCCCGGCCCCGTGAATCTCATCGCGCTTGCATCAGACGACGTGTCTCCGCTCGAAAGCCTGAGCTGTCCGCTCAACAGCCGAACCGCGATGCTCCACGCCGAGTTAGCCGAATCGGTATTGGCGACCTCATACACCCATCCACGCACGACGACCTCACCCGGCGCGGTATCGAGATCGGGCATCAGCCTCCGAAGCATCGCGACTTCGTCATGCGAACCGACGATCACCAGCTCGTTACCGCGCGCCTGCACACCCGCAGCAGCCGGCGCGGCCGCAACATCGCTCGCAGTACTGATCGGCGCGCCCGGAACCTGAACGGGACTTGTCACAGCGGGCGGCGTAGCAGCAATCGCGGACATCGGAATCATCGACCGCGTGCCGATCACCGGCTCGACCAGACTGCGCAGCGATTCGGCGCTCCGGTAGCGCGGCCGGTAGACGAACACCTCTTGATCGACTCGCGCCCGACTGTCAGCAGCCTTTCTCGCGACGTAATCGACGCCGTTCTTGGTCGTCACGCGGAAGCCGAGCGAATCGAGAAAATCAACCATGACGGCACGTACATCGCGCACTGCGTCATCGAGACGAAACGATACGAGGCGATTGTCAGCAAGCACGTCTGGCCCGAGTACGTATGGCGTATGCATTGCATCCTGATAGATCAAATCGACAACCTGAGCGACCGTCACGAACCGCAGATCGAATGCCGTGCCCGGCACATGCTTTAACGGGGTCGACGCTGGCGCCGCGGGAATCTGAATCGCAGGCGACGTGCCAATCGTCGCATCGACTGGCAAGGTCGGCAGCGGCGGCACCGCACCGGCCGCAATTCGACAACCGCTCGACAGCATCAACGCCACGATCAACCCACAATACCGCCTCATTTCGCGCCCCCGTATTGTTCTGTCTTTACAGTCTGCACGCCCGTCCACCCCGCTACCGTCTTACCGTCAACTTCACCCGTCAGACGCGCCCCCTGCCCACTAAATCCGCGCACCGGTACAGCGCGCAACCGGCCATCCATCGCGACCAACGCGACATAACCTACACCGTCGACCGAGTAACGACCGGCGACCCGCCACTCCGATGATTTAGCCGTGTCGATAGGGCGCGCAACCACTGCATTGGAGGCAGTCGCCGCGGACTCGACGTGCCGCACCGGTTCTGCCCCGAATCCGTCCCGTGCCTTGTGATAGATCTTCACGGCCAGCACCACGAACACCACGATTCCAATGGGGAGCAGGAACAGCGCCTTGGGAACGACCGCTTGCTTTTTTGTGTGGACTTCGGCGCTCGTATAGAGCTTGAACACCTCTCGCGGATAAGGCCATTGCCGTTTCACCGCGTCTTTCAAGCTACTCGGGTTGTGGCAATGATCCCACTCGTAGAGCATCGCGCGTTTAAGCCCAAACAGGTTACGCACGTGGATATGCCGCCCGACCAGATCGCGCACCGTCTTACTGATTCTCTGCGGATGTTGCGTGATAAGGATGAAGTCAACGCCCTTGTGACGGTGCACATGCAGTTGCTCCACATCCGGCGTCGGCTTTTGGCTTACCGTCGTCGGCGGATAGATGCGTTGCGCCTCATCGATCACGATCAAATCTTGCGCTTCCGCCTTTTCGTGCCACTGACGCAACCAAGGTTCGTCAATCTCGACGTGCTCGATTGCCAGATCTCGAATACCGTCGACCAGCACGCGACGCCCCTTCGCAATTTTCGTCAGCAACCAAACCGCATGCAGCGTCTTACCGCTCCCCGGAACCCCTGTAATCAGCGTGATCATTTGCTGAACACCATTCTTGTCGTAGATGTGAGCATGTAGAACGACACGCGTGCGGATATACCGCCGAGCACATACGCGATAGCGTCGCCGACGCCGCCTAGCGCCAACACGTTCGCTATGTCCGTAGGAATCCCGCCCGCACTCGCTGTCATCCACTGAATCACTTGATTCAGCGCCGCATCGATCCCCGCAACGGTCACAAAGCCGATACCGAGCGCGACCAATACGCGCGTGACGATCGGACCAACCAGCGATACAAGCAGGCTCGCCCAACTCATACAGTCAGCCCCGTAACGAAAATAAGCCCCGCCAACAGTGCCCCAAGCAAGAGCACGAGCGGCCGGAGCTTCACCGCCAGCTCACAAATTGGGGCATAGTCGAACCTGAGTGGCGCACCGAATACCTCAACCTCATACAGGTGCGGACAGACGCCATTGGTCAAGCCAATCGAAATTGGCGCCAACGAGACGCTCTTCGATTCACGTCTCACGTCGACATCGTTCGCACTACCAAGCGGTGCGCAAGCGGACGCGTCCGGATACAGCGCGCAAAACTTCGGGTCTGGCTTCGGATCGGGATTCGTTCCGGGATTCGTTCCGGGATTGGTCCCGGGATTCGTACCCGGATTGGTTCCCGGATTCGTGCTCGGGTCGGTTCCCGGGTTCGTACTCGGGTTGGTTCCCGGATTAGTCCCCGGGTTCGTGCCCGGGTTCGTGCCCGGGTTGGCTCCCGGATTGGTCCCCGGGTTGGTTCCCGGATTCGTGCCCGGATTGGGGTTCGGATTTGCGTTCGGATCCGGCTGAACATTCGGATCGATGACAACCTGTTTGCCCGGATGCGCAGGTGCCGTAAACAAATCGCCCAACGTAGGCACCTGCTTCGGGTTCTCATCTACCCACGGCTTCACTAGCCCATCGTAAACCGGCTCGTAAGGTAACCCCTTGTAATCCGGGTCGGTTGCTGCACGTTTCCACGTCTCATTCACGAGCTTGGTAAGCGTCGACGACGGCAATGGAATCGACGCAACATTGGGCGGAAGTTTCGGCCAAAGCTTCGACACGTCTTCGGCTACAAGCGACGGCACGATATCGCTCCGATACTGAAACGCTCGTGCTTTGGCTGTCGTGACGTAGCTCTTATAGCGGGTCTTTCCGTCCAAACCAACATAGGCTTGCGATCCGGTTTCCGTGTAATACATCTCGATCGGGTTGCCGGGGATATTGATCGTCGGAGCGAAGAACAGGCGCACCGATGAAACGTTCCTATCATCGCTGGCGCATCCGGACGTCAATCCACAGTGCCCGTTGTAATAATGCAGATACCACATGAACTGCGCGGCCTGATCCAGCGTGCCAGGAAGAATGTCGAAGTTCCCGCGGGTGAGCCAAAAATTGGCGACATTCGAGCCCGTCCCCGGCGTAGTTGGGTAAGCGTTACAAACGGAATCGTTCGGCTGACAGTAGCCATTTCGATAGGTCGGAATACCCGCCTGCGCCGCCCATAGTTCAGGCGCCAACAATTTCCGATATGCGGGATCGACGCCGGCCGCCGGAGGCGATACAGCCTCATAGTGATCGCCGGCACTAGCCGGCACTGCATCGACATCGATAGAAACCGACGTGTCGTTCCACTGCAATTTTGCTAAACCAATCTGCAAAGCAGTACCTAGGGCAATAATGCCCGCGCCCGCCAACAGGGTCGCCCAAACCGGAGCGCCCGCGAATGCGAGTGCAACGCCTGCCCCTGTGCTGACGACATTAAGCGCGGTTGACGCCTTACCCATACCCGCCAGCGTCGCCGCGATGCGTGGATCGTTCGCCGCAAAGCCGCGCTGAATCGCGATGCGCGTGAGAATCGCCGCCTCGGCGCGATTAATAACAAAGTTCTCCACGGGCGCGAGCAGGGCCTGTGCATGCGCCTGCTGATTGCACATCATCGCGAACACGGCAAACAGCGCGATCCACACACCTATGATTCTTCTAGGCACATTCACCTCACGACATGACAATCAACGCGGCGGTATAGATCGTCACAACGACCACCGCGAACTCAATGCAGAACCAAAGCATGGTCAGCTCTCCGACGCGGAATCCACGAACCGCCGCAACGCACGCATGCCGAAGGCGATCGCCAACACCAGAAACACCGCGCTACCAACGGCCATACCTGCCTCGATGCCCCCGGAAATCGGCGCATCGCCCGTTGCCCCATCGTTGACAAGCGTCAGGTGCACGACTTGCTGCACACCGGCCGAACCGTCCGGCAACGTGCACGGCACTTGAGCGCCAGCGGCAAGCGAAGCGGGAGCAGGGCCGCACGTCACCACATCAATTCCCGGCGCCGCGCGTACCCCGAACACAACGCCAACCAACGCAACACACAGCAAGCGTTTCATTCGATCCGTTCCATGAAAAAGCCCCCGGCGCGCCGAGGCATACCGGGGGCTTGTCGTGTTGCGCTATCAGCGGCCGATGAAGCTTCGCACCGTGCGATAGCCGAACGTCACCGCTGCGACGGCGAGCACAGCACCGCCGACGAGAACGATGTTCGGGCCGACGCCGTTGATAGACGCGACGACCGACGTGACATCCATCGTCGGCGTACCCGCGTCCGCCGCGAACGCGCCCGCGCTCGCAAGGCTCAGTGCTGCTGCAAACAGTTTCTTCATTTTCTTTCTCTCTCAAGTTCTAGCCCGGATGTAGACGGCCGCTCTAGTGGGCCAGCTTCGAACGACCGATAGCCCATGACGGGTTATGCGGTAGCGTTCGCGGCCGGCTTCGCGGCCGGTCGGCCGAACGGAACGAGCGAGACGATGCGCGGTTCCAACTTGCCCTCCATCGACTGTTGAAGCGCGAACTCCGCAAGGTAGTCGCCGGGCGCAGAATCTTTCATTGCGTTCGGCAGGTTGATCGTTCCAACGAGGATTTGCTTGCCGTCACTACTCTCCTGTTCCAACACGCATTGCGCCGTGTGGATTTCCCACGGCTGATTCGTGCGCTTCGAGATGCCGCTACGCGCGATCACTTGCAGAATCGTCAATTTTTGCTTTGCCATCTTCGTTCCTTTATTAGGATTACTATTTGACGTAAATGGAGCCATGTGGCCCCAACGTATGCGCGACGGACGCGCGAATCAAAAAAATGGACGCTAAGTCAGCCGTCCACAAAGCGCCGCGCTATCCGAGGATGAAAAAAATGCGCAGCGCAGGGGGGTGAAATTTCATGGCTCGATGTGGTAAAAATCGCCGCGTGCGATTACAACAACATCGGGCCAAAATGAACTCTGAACCACTCGCTTACGACGTGCTCAATCGCATTACGCTGATGTGGGCAGCACTGACGATCGAAGCTCGACTCTTAATCGCCATTGCACTTGCTGCGGTCTTCGTTGCCTTTCGATCGAATCGCCGACGCGTACAACTACGTAGGCACAAAGAACTCGATCCGATCAAGCGAGCGATCTACAACCCCAAGCAGTTCCGCCGCCCCCGCCAGCGATAAATAGGGACCGATTTAACCCATACCGATACCCTGCTAGACTTCAGTCTTAGGAATAAGCCAATTTATTAGCAATTTCCTAACCTCAGAGGAAGTATCTAGGAAAATGCTAAGTCGGTCAAGGGAAATGTTATGACGATTGCAGAACTGCTCGACGCCGCCAAACGAGCTCAAGGGAGCCTGTCCGCGGTCGCGGAAAAGCTCGGGGTCGCGCCGTCGAAGCTGTCGGAATGGCGGAAGGGCAAGTACAAGCCTGATGCGACGCACATCGTCCAGCTTGCAGAGCTGGCGGGGCTGCCGGTATTCGAAACGCTCGCGGCGATCGAAACGACGCTCGAAGCCGATCGGGCGTCAGTATGGATTCGTGCTTTAGGAAATCTGCGAGCGGCGGGCGTAGCGGCGACTGTGGTGCTTGGCGCTACCGCCGTGGTGAGCTTGACCTCGAAGCCGGCTGATGCGGCTGAGAAAGCCCAAGAAAACAAAGACTTGGCGCGCCCGGCTGGGATCGAACCAGCAACCCCTGCCTTCGGAGGGCAG